ACTGGGTGCCGGTGGATTGGGGTTGAGCAACTTTGTATCCCGTCTGATCGATGTTGCCAGGGAAACCAGCCGGGTTACCAATGCTTTGAAGAATGTATCCGGTAGCATGGCCCAGTTAGCCGATAACCAGCGTTTTTTGCTGGACATGGCGAAGAAATATGGTATTGAGATCAACGCGTTGACCGGGAATTACGCTAAGTTTACGGCTGCCGCTTCCATATCGGGCATGTCTATGATGGATCAGCGGAAAATATTTGAGTCTGTGTCCCGTGCAGTAACCGCATTTGGGATGAGTGCGGAAGATAGCAACGGCGTCTTTCTGGCATTATCTCAAATGATGTCCAAGGGAAAGGTTAGTTCAGAGGAGCTTCGTTTACAAATGGGAGAGCGCCTACCTATCGCTCTGCAAGCCATGGCAAAAGCCGCAGGGGTATCGGTAGGGGGGCTTGACAAGTTGTTAAAGCAGGGCAAATTAATGAGTAAAGATGTTCTTCCTAAGTTTGCTGAGGCTCTTGACAAGATGATTCCCAACGTAGATACGGATAATTTGGAAACTTCCGTGAACCGGCTTAAGAATGCATTCACTGAATTCGTGAATGGAACGGAAGTACAGAGCAAATATAAAGCCTTGATCGATTGGCTAACGAACGCGGTAAAGGTGGCGGCTGACAATATAAGATCGGTAATTACCTATACGGTTGCCGCCATCATGGTTATGGTAACAAGCCGGTTGGTGAATAAAATACTTCTGTCGATATCCCGGGCTGAGTTGGCTGCTAAATCCGCTGCACGCCGGGCGGCTAAAGATGCCGGCCAAAAATTCAATGAAATAGCGTGGAAAGCACAGAGAACTTCTGCCTCCATTAAAATGGCGTTCTCTAAGGCCGCCATGTCGATTAGGGCAACCCTGATATCCATGGCTCCTACGGCTATATTGACGGTCATTGGGGCTGTAGTCGCTAAATTGTATAATGCCTATCGGGAGTCAAAGCGTATAAAAGGGTTATTCGATGAATATCAGAAACGAATGAATGATGTTCCCTCAAAAACTCCTGAAGTAATCAAGATTCGCGCTCTGCAAGAGGAATACAATAAGACCAATGTCACATTATCAGATAAGAAAAGAATTTTAGCCCAGATAAATGGGATTTTAGGGACTGAATTGAGTGTTAATCAAGACGTTAACAAAGTTATTGAAAAGCGTATATCATTATTAGAAAGTGCAGCAAGAGCCGAACTGGCTGCTAAAGAGGTGGCTGATAGCGAAAATGAATTAGGAAAGATTGGTGGTAAATCATATAATGGCAAAACGATACGAAGTATGGCTCCGGACTGGGCGATGGCTCGCGGGGATTTAGTAAAAGAGGAAAGATTTAAAAAGAAATACGGTGTGCATACCCAAGATGCTTTAGGCTGGGAAAACGGGCTTAAAGATGACTTGAATGCATTTATCGAACACGCCAAGATACTAAAAGACGCTAAAGGTCGATTAGGCAAGGAGATTGCTAATTCTGTGGCTACGGCTGATTCTACACCTCCTGAACCTGATTCTAAAAAGACGGAACTTCAAAAGGCCGAAGAGAAATACGCTAAATCCTTAAGGGAATTGGATGCCCGCCGGGAAGTCGAGAAGATGTCGGAGTCGGAATATTATAAAGCTGTCGATGAACTCGGGAGGAAGATGTTGATAGAGGCCAAAGCGTCAGGTGACAAAGAGATACTTAATAGCAAATATCTCAAAATGCTTCAGGATGTTATTGATCATCCTTTATATGATGAGGCGGCCGCAGAGATGGAGAAGGTGCAGAAGGAGTACAATGATAAGGTTAAAGAAAATAAAACCTTGCTTTCAAAAGGACTTATCTCTCAAAAGGCTTTCAATGAAAATCTTGCGGGGCTATCGGTTGAGGCCGCTAAGTCTGCCGCAAGCATTAAAGGAATCGGTGAGAGGGCTGATGCTTTTATCAAGGACATGCTGGATCAGGCGATATCACATATCCCATCCGTGAAGATGAAATCACGCGATACCACTTTTGATTATAAAAAATCAAAAGTGGATGTTGCCTCTGAGAATCTTGATAAAGCAAAGGAATACGCAAAAGAATTACAGGAACAGGCAAAGAAAGTAGGTAAGGAACTTTCGGATGAACTGTCAAATGCGATAGCCAATGTCCCTACTTTGGAGGAGGCTTTGAAATTAGCTAAAGTAAAAGAAGACGTGAAAAAATTCACTAAGGAGCTGGATGAATCGCTTTACTCAGGGATCAAGGATATCGCTACAAGCTCCGATCGTGTCGTATCGGCCTTTACGAGCCTTCGTGATGTGATGAATGATGTAGATGCAACGGGATGGGAGAAAATCATGGCCATTTGGAATGCAATGATAAATACGATTGATTCTTTTACGTCTATAGTTCGTACTATTGAGAATATATCAGTTTTGGCTAAAAAGTTGGCTGGCGCCAAGGAGGCACAGCAAGGACTTGAGAAAAGTACAGCAGGAACGGTTGCAGGAACAGTTGTTAAAATAGCCGCAGATGAGGTAGCGACAAAAATGGAATTAGAAAATAGTCAGAAGAAAAGTGCGGCGGCTGTTACAGAAATGGCATCGAAGAGTACAGCGGCTTATGCGGGAATACCTTTTGTCGGGGCGGCTCTGGCGGCGGGACAAATAGCGACAATGATGGCTATGATAGAAGCAGCGAGAATTAGCGCTCCCGGATTTAATTCAGGGGGGATCTATTTAGGGGGCACATCTTTTGGAGATAAAGGATTGGCGCGTCTGAATAAAGGGGAAATGATTTTGAATATGACCCAGCAATCTAATTTGTTTGATGCTATCAACTCTGGTAATTTGGGGAGTTCAAATAGGGTCCAAATAGAATTTGGGAAAGCCAAGGTGCTCGGACCGGATATTCTGCTCTCCATAAATAACACATTAAAAAAACAAGGAAAGAAACCATTATGAGCTACGGATTGATTTATACGATTCCTTTTGCAAGTCTCCGGAATAAATCTTGCATTATAGAAATAGAGAAAGAAGGGTATGTGGGGGCTCCTACTGAATTAGTGGGGGCTGGAAATCCATTTACTGTAGATATCGATGATGATGATTTCTTATACGTCCCGTCCAGGTTCAGTACGGCCAATATCCGGATAGTAGGTTCGGATTATTTGCAAAGTTTGTTTTCCACAGCTTATCAGCAATACCGTGTAACATTTAAGCGTGATGGCGTGGTAACGTGGTGTGGCTTTATCAAGCCGGAGTTGTACACACAAGATTATAGCAGTACTATATTCGAATTGGAACTTGAATGCGTCAGCGCCATGTCCGCTTTGGAGTATATCGATTATAAACCCAAAAACGGGACAGAAAGAGGGTTTGTAACTTTATGGGAATTATTAACCCGTTGTGTCTCTGAATCTCGAGGCTGTTATTCAAACGTATATATTCCACATGTTTACGCAAAGGATAAATCGAATTATACGGCTTGGACAAATGTTCTGAAGGACATGATGATAAGTGAACAGAATTTCTTTGATGAAGATGACAAGCCAATGAAACTAAAAGAGGTGCTTGAAGAGATATGCAAATTCCTCAATTGGACTTGTGTGGATTGGAGGGGTGATCTTTACTTCGTAGATGTGGATCATGCAGGCGATTACTATAAGTATGCGTTGGACTTTTCCGCATATGCAACCGTGAGAGGATTTACTATCAACGTCCAAAAAGTTGGCTTTAGCGGCGATAATCATACGCTCGATATTTTGGGCGGTTATAATAAAGTAACAGTAAAAGACAGTAACTATCCGGTTGGGAATTTACTTCCGGAAGAGAGTTACGAAGATGCAAAAGTTCTTTCGTCACGTTTAAATACGAATAAAGATAGAAAATGTTACCGTCAGTTTCTTTATCCGAAAAACTGGAACATGTATCTGTATGATGGCGATACGGTTATCACCAATGACGATTTAGAGTTACGTGCTTATGATGCGCATAAACTTATAGGAGGAATACAGGAAAGGTACTGCAATTATAAAATAGTGGACGGTAAGCCGGATATTTCAGACTATTCGTTTACAAATGTTATACAAGCCAGGTGTTTGGGTGCTGTCGGTGACTTATCAATGATAGGCGGGCTGGAACTCTTAACAAAGATAATGGATTTTAAAGGTGCGTCCTCAGTGTACGAATCAGGGGCCTTTGCTGTATCTGGAAGCTATAAGACGATAGCGGATATGGATTTGATTCCTTGGGACAATAGCCGGGGCACGTACATGCCGTTGGCTGCTTGCCAATTACGGATCGGTAATAAATATTATGGCAGTACTAACGGATTGGCCCCATTCGCATGGTCTGCAAATCCCAATTATTTTTTTAGACTTCCCGCCTCCGAAGAGAATAACAAAGCCCGATTAGATTATGTATCCATTGAGAACCAAAAAACAATATATATGCCATATAAAGGTGTTTCAGGCGTAATAATCCCTATTGATACCCTATTATATGGCGAGCTTGAATTTACTCTTTACGCATCTAAAATACATAATGCTATTTTTATAAATGGATTCTTGTTAAAAGACTTTTCCTTTAAATATGGAAAGAGCACCGAGGCCGAAAAGACTACCGACAATACAGACCGTTATTATGAAAATGTCGTTAACGAAGACTACATTAACGAATTAGACGAAATCGAGTTTAAAATATCCAGTTACAACAATGATGGGGCATGCTATTCGAAAGTGATGATAGGAGAGGACTATCTTCGTGATAATTTGTATTCGGTACTGGTTGACAGGGCTATTCGTCCGGAGGAGCATTTAATCCAGCGTATAATCAATCGATATAGCACTACTCGTATCAAGCTAACACAAGAAATAGAAGAAACGATTGGTTTAACTCCTATTTCCAGACTGTCGGACAAATCTCTGGTTAATAAGATATTCATTAATGCCGGAGGAAGTATCGATTATAAGATGGAGCAGTTCCGGTGTATTATGATAGAGACATGAAAGACGTAAAGATTAAAACTACATCCATTCCTGCGAAACCCCGGTCAAAGAACTATCCGGCTGGGGCTGTTATCACCCGGACGGCTGGCGGCATTACTGTTAACGGCGGAGGCGGTGGAGGTGCTTCGGTTGACATTGTAAAGGCTACCGACACAAAGTCATTTACCGATAGCAACGTACTGTCATCGCTCCGAACGCTGTTAGAGATTCGTTCGCGTATCATTGCTTCATCGGATACCGCCACAGAGTTAACCGATGATAATACGCTTTCTTCGCTCCGCATTTTGAAGGAGATAGATGCAGCGATTAAAGAGGCTTTGAAGAAGATAGATGATCTTTATTTAAGCAAGGTAAAAGCGGATATAGCTAGAGAGCCTATCACTTTCCTGAAAGGGCTGTTTGTTGGTGATAGGCTTACATTTATCAACGAAAGTGGCGACGCGGAATTACAATCTTTAGTTGCCCGGATGAAAGTTAAAGCCGCTACATTGGAAGTAACCGGTTCGGCCAATGTTGGCACACTCCATTCGGAAGGGAATATTTCAACAGGCGCGGATATTTGGGCAAAAGGTGATACGCATACTTTAAATTTACTCGTTCAGGCACTTGCAAAAACATACGATCTGAATGTTGAGCACGTCGCAACCCTGTTTCAAACCATAGTCAAGGACTATATCAGTTCAGAAAGATTCATCCCCGGACTGATGGGTGAAGGGATGAAGCTATACAAGGCTATCAATGGGGATTGGAACCTTGAAATAGATAATGCCGTAGTCCGTAAGGCCATGACCATTTTTGAACTTATCATTTCGAAAGTTCGTGCGGTTAACGGCGGTCTGGTAATTTCATCCGCCAACGGGCGTGTTAAGTCCATTTCGGAAACATCCGGCGATCCGGCTTACTATGTTTTAGGTATAGAGGGCGACATGATGTTTGTCACTGATGACTTGGTACGTTGTCAGGTCTACACATCCGGACACGTTAAATACTACTGGGTTCCGGTTGCCTCGGTTAATGATGATTCGATTCTTATACTTAAATCCGTATTTCCCAATGGTACAGTTCCTGCCGTTGGTGATGATCTGGTTCAGATGGGTAACCTCACGAATCCGAACAGACAGGGTATTTTGTATCTCACCGCTTCGGAAGATGGCAAACCGCGCATTTCTGTACTGGACGGGGTAAACTCCACGTCTTTGGCCGGAAAGAACAAAGTGATTTTGGGTTGTCTTGATGGCATGACGGATACAGACTTTCCGGCTGACTTCCAACCCTCCGGATACGGCCTGTATGCGATGAACTGTTTCCTGAAAGGGATTTTCATTCTGAGAAATGGAAAGAGCATCGAACAGGAGTTTAGTAATATTGCTACTGAATTATCAGCCATACCGGGAAAAATTGAACTATCCGTAACAACAGAATTAAATAAGCGTGTCATAGGTGGTGCTAATCTCTGTTTAAAATCGGGTGTATGTATTACTGGCGTAGAGAATCATCTTCGTATAAACATGTCTAAGTATTGGCGTGATTTAAGGGGAAAGAAAGTTACTTTGTCTTTTGATTATGAATATAGCAACTTTGTTTTAGGTCGAAATAGTCGTATAGGGCTGGAAGAAGGTGTATTAAAGGATGGTACATCAAACTATTACTATATCGGTGCGTGGAAGTACTTCGATTCTACTTCATTGAAGGCCGGCACAGGTAGATTTGTTCATACTATTACCGTTCCGAATGATATTGTTAACGCACAAAATATCGGTATAGGATTTTACATACAAGTCGGTGATGGTACCACGATGAAAATATGTAATCCTCAGATTGAAATCGGTGATACTGCAACCGAATGGAAGCCTGCGCCAGAAGATGGAATAATAGAATCTAAGGAATATACTAATAGTCAAATTAGTGTAGTCGAAGGTAAGATAACATCCACCGTTGAAAAGATAAATACCGTTGATGGACGTGTTACCGGACTTGCTTCACGCGTCGAACAGACCGAAAAAAGTATCACGTCTGTTGTTGGTGATATTGGTGTTATTAATAGTACCACCAATAGGCATATATCAAAGCGGATAGATTTAAGAGGATGGGACAATAATAAGTTTTTCCCGTTGGTTATAAGTATTCCGGTTTACCACAAAACAAGGGTTGAAATAAGTAGACCTCTTGATGCGGGATACGGAAAACCTTCATACGGTGCACATGATGGCGGTTTTTCTATGAACTTAACGTTTGAGATGTCCGGTTCGGGTTGGGGTTCGTTGCCAGCAGTAACCAATATCTTTGACTATACTAAAGCATGGATTTCTGCGGGTGCAAAGATAGTTGTTGATTTGGGACAAATAACTGAAACGTCTACGTGTAGAATGGGTATTAGGGGCGGTTCTATGTATGACGTAACAGTAGATGATACTATTGACTCAAACGTAATCAACGTTTATCAAACCGATTATCACGGTTCGTATAATACATCGTTCCCCGTTCGCACCGATGGAACTGAACCCGTCCGCACATACGGATACTATACCGAAATAAAGCAGACGCAGGAAAGCATAGCTTTAACTGCAAACAAAGTGGACGATCAAGGTAGGCGATTAAGTGCGGCTGAGTTAACTCTAAGTTCAGACCACGCAAAATTAAGCGTAGTAGAACAAACGGCAAATTCCGCCAATTCCTTAGCAGGCACAGCCAATAACAAAGCCGAAGCCGCAGACGGTCGTGTCACCGCCACCCAAAACGGCTTAGTCGAAACCGGAATCAACATCACCTCCCGCAAGATCGTTTTGAAGTCAGACAACGTTCTCTTTCAAAATAACACAGGTCAACAGACAGCCGCCATCAACGCAAACGGCAAACTGTCTGCCAATGTGATTGAAGCGGCGGAAGTGGTGGCACAGGCATTTTCAGCACAGAGGATCACAACCGGAAACCTTACGGTAACTGATGGTGCAAAGATCGGTGCCTGGAATATATCGGGAGGCTCTCTTGTTTCGGCAAGCAATTCGCAGGCTAAGATCCTGTTAAACATGTCCGGTAATAAATTCCTTCGTATTAACGAAGAGGGGGACAGCCCTACAACTTCACGCACAGCATTGATGTCCATACGAAACGACAATTACAGTGGTCTAAGTATTGAATCATACGGAAGTTCCGGTTTTGCTCTAAGATGTTTGGCTAACGCAGGCACTGCAAATTCGATAGAATCGTATGGAAGCCATATTTTCGCCCAAAGGGGCGGTGAAAAGTGGAACGCTCCCGGAATGCTGTGTACCGGATATGTATATCAAGCGGGTACAGTCACTAATGAATGGGGCAACGGGTGCACCTTAACCAGTGCACAGAAAATAGCTACTGGAAAATACAGGATATACCACAACTTACGTCATCCGCAGTACGCTGTCTTAGTACAGGGATTGGGTGGTTATGGTTGGGTATTCGGTCAGGTAGAGACGCAAAACAACTCTTATTTTGAGGTTTTAATGCTTGACGCAAACAAGGGTCCCCGTGATTGTCCATTCCGTGTGTTTGTTGTAGGGCGCAACGTTTGGTAAACAGCATTGTCAGCGCAGATTACAATGATAAATTCAAAATAAATAAAATATGAAAATCAATTTTAGAAGAATTAAAGTAAAAACAGCTATTGACGGAGAAGTTGAAGAGTTCGACGTGGCTAAAACAGTAGGAAACGCTATTTACTGTAATACACCCGATTTGGGTGAATTGGAGTTTGCCCAACGGATATATAAAGAAGGTGAAATTGAGATCGACCAACAACGGGCAGATATTATCCGGGCTTATATTCCACTGCCAACCACTATCCCGGCAGCGATAAAGGTTGCAGTTCTCAATGAATTAGACAAAGTAATTATTAACTCTCAAAATCAATAAATTATGTTTCAAGAAGAATCAAGAACAGTTCAAGTAAACGGTAAAGCCGTTTCAGGAGATTATCAGTACAATGTAAACTACAGTGTCAATAACGATAATCTCAGCCGCCTTCATTGTGAAATCATTAAAACGGTCACGGAAGATATTGACACCCCTACAGGCAAGCAGCCCGTAACCTCCGGGCGGTATATCGGGTATTTGCTGTTGGAATCAGGCAGTAAACAAATGTCCCTTCCGGAGTCGGAGAATGTTGCAGCGCACTTTGAAGTATTCGATCAGATCACCAAAGAGGTAAAAGCCACTTTAGAGCCCAAACCGGCATCTAAATCCAAGTAACAAGAATCCGCCCTGTCTTCACAGATGGGGCGGAAAAGTGCGGCATAAATGGGGTACATAGGTGAGATTAGCCGCACACAATGCTATTTTAGTATTACCATGACAAATATACGATTAAAGTTTATATATCCAAGAATATGAAAAATTTGAAGATGATTGCCTTGATTGCCTTGCCTCTTTCTCCTTTGCTGGAACTCTTTGAGCGCTATGTCTTTGGTGACTGGGAGTTTGTCAAATGGTTGATTGTCCTTGTATGTGTTGATACGGTGCTTGGCTTTGTCAAGCACTGGCTATCCAAAGACATCAGTAGTAAAGCTTATGGTATGATCGGGCGTAAGCTTATCATTTACAGTTGTGTATTAGTCCTGTCGCATGTGATGGGTAATTTCTCGATCGCCGGTCAGGTAGTCGATAGTTTTGTCTGGTTCCGGTATTTCGCTTGTACGGCATTAATGGTACGTGAGGCCTTAAGTATTATTGAGAACGTAGAAGAGATTTGCCCGGGCTTCTTCCCTAAAGCGATCATAAACAAGCTGAAAGGGTTCGATAATGTTTCGGGAAAGAAGGAGTAGTTTAGGTTAAACTTCCCGTCGCTACGCTTAACGACGGGGAATTACACAAACAAAACAAGCAAAGTGATATCTTCACAGACAGAACTTTTACTAAAATGAATTATTATTTTGCAAAAGTAAATTATAAAACACTTTCTAATGGTTAATAAATGTGTTAAAATAATAAGATATGAAATATTTTATACTCCAAGAATTGAATCATAGCGATGTGGTTACAATGCTTGGAACAAGTAATGTTCTGATAGTTAAAGTAATTCATTGTTTAGCGAGGTTGTTTTAGAATGTTTTTACCAATTCTGGATAAATATCATCTCTTGAGACACTGTTGCAACATTCGGTGGCTATTATTACGGAATGGCTGATAATACATTAGCGATGAAGAAAAAAGCAGGAGTTGTATTATTGGATTGCTTTTTAATTGAGTCGGTTTTTGACTTATTGATAATGGATGCGCATAGCATTAACTTTAAATGTATTTGTTATTTTGAAAGATATGGTTTTTACCTGCATACAATAAGATACGGCGTGCTATCTTCACAGACCGCATAACCGTGTTTTTAAAGTTTAAGCATGTTATATAACATATTTATTCCTATAAAAGTTCATTGTTTATCTATTAAAAATGCTTATAAACCTGTGGGATAATAATATTTTCTATCATGGAGATATTTTCATGGAGGGAGTAAATAAGGATAATTATTGAGCTTGTGTAATGAATTTGTATTTAAAGGTGCGCAAACAAGAAATAACGCTTCTGCCTTCACAGGCAAAAGCGTTACAAACGGCTATTAAGGCAACAAAGTTATTGATTTATGTTATGTTTTATCTCCTTAACAACTTAACTCTTGAAAAGTTTTATAAACTAATAAAAAATAAAGAATATGAAAACAATTGATTCAATCATTATTCACTGTTCGGCCACACGTGCCAGACAGGATCTGCGTGCAAAAGATATTGACCGGATGCACAAACAGAGAGGTTTTAATCAGATCGGATACAATTTTGTAATAGACCTTGATGGGACTGTAGAGAACGGCAGGCCCC